GTTCACAATGTCGTGAGCGAGCAGGCGAGCACGGGGATGCTGAAGCCCGAGACTGTGGCGACGACCTGGAAACTCCCCGTCGGGAACCCGCGTGCGTGGGGGCGCAGCCTGGAGGAGGGCGTGGCTGCATTCAGTTTCTCCGGGGCCGTCTGCCTCAACCTTGCCGACATCCTGGGAGCCTCCCCCATCTACCTGCTCGGTTTCGACTGCTACAAAACACCCATAGCCTCTAACTGGCACGAGCGATACCCGGAGGAATGGGGAACAGCGGAGTGTATGTATAATAAGTTCAGGCGCACTTTGAATGCCCTGGTGGGACAGTTAGAGGGTAAAGCCTTCCACCTCCGCGACCCGGATGCCCCGCCGTCGGGCGCGGACGCGTTCCCCTCCCTGAGCTACGATGATGTTTTACCGCCTGCCCCGGAGCCCCACGAGATAGACAAACGAAAGACGACCGATGTTTGCATTCGACCTGTGGGGTAAGCACCCAGGAGAGACCATTTACATCGTCGGGACCGGCCCCTCGCAGAGGCTTTTCCCCATAGACTTCCTGGAGGACAAGACGACCATCGGCCTCAACCAGGCGTGGCGGTATGCCCCGATGACCTACAGCATCACCGTTCACCCGGAGCACCTCTGGGACCATAACCTCGCGGAGGGAGCGAACCCCACGAAGTGGGTGGTGACGAGTATGCGTAAGAGGTCAGCGGTGCGATACACGACTCACCCGGAGACCGGCCATAAAAGAAAACACGACATCTGGTTTTCCGCGCAGCACTGTGAGCACTATGTTTTCGACCCGGTGCAAGGGGCGCAGGCCCTGGACGAGCCTGCGCTGCTCTCGACCGGTGGCTCCGACAACAGGCTCTACCAGGCGCACGGAGTTCACAACTCCGCGATGTGGCTCGCAGCCCGGATGGGCGCGAAAACCGTCATCGTCGTCGGCTGCGATATGACCGACCTGGACGGGGAGCATCACGCGCACGAGCAGCACATCCGGTGGTGCGGGGCCTCGCCCGAGGATGCCTATAAAGAGTATCGGGACGACGCATCCGACACCAGGAAACGCCTGCGGAGCGTCGGGGTCTCCGTCCTGACCCTCACGCCATTCCTCGGCTGCGGTCACGCGGAGGAGGACTACCAGAGACAGAAAAACGAGAGGGGCCTGGAGGCTCTACCGGAGCCAGAGGACATCTCTCCCTACACCAGGCCTGACCTGGGAAAGTTTAGCTGATGGGATACGGCGACGACATTATGGCGACGGCCCAGATACGGCAGGCCCGCCTGGAAAACCCCGACAAGCGTATCTGGGTAGGCGACGGGACGACCGCGATGTGGTCTCCGGTGTTTGACCATTCCCCTCACCTCTGCCGGGTCGGGAGTCCTCGGCCCGGAGACATCTGGGTCAAAAACTACACGGGCCACCGGCCCTACATCGACTACCCCAACAGCGTCAATGGACGCTGCGCCTTCACCGATTGGCGGGCCGAGCCTGGAGAGTTGTTCTTTAACCACATCGAGGAGGTGGCCTCCGCGAAAGCGATGAAAGACGCGGGCCTCGAGCGTAAGCAATTCATCGTCGTGGAGCCTCACATCAAGGGGGGCTTTGCAGCCACCAATAAAGACTGGGGCTGGCATAACTGGGTGGCCCTGATGAGTGTCCTCTACGACCTGGAGGTCGCTCAATGCGATTATGGCAAACCCATCCTCGAGGGCGCAGTCAGGGTGGCGACCCCGAATTTCCGTATCGCCTGCGCGGTCCTCCGGCACGCTGCAGCTATCGTAACGACCGACGGGGGTCTGCATCACGCTGCTGCTGCCCTGGGCGTACCGGGCGTGGTTATCTGGGGGGGCTTTTCATCTCCGAAGAATGTGGGGTATGATATCCACGAGAACATCTATGTCGAGGACGACGATACGCCCTGCGGGAGCAGGAAGGACTGCGAGCATTGCCGGGCGAAGATGGAGTCAATTAAACCCTTTATCGTAGGAGGCTGTTTAGAGGAATGTTTAAACGAGCAAAGGACAAAGAGCTCATCCCGCGTATCGTAATCGGCGGGGGCGCGGATGATAAGGTCCCGGCCCTGGTGACGGAGTTTTCCATTCGCCAGCGGACCTGGGATAAGGAGGTCGTCATCATCCACACGCACGACCTGGAGAGGCCGATGTTCGAGGTGCATCGTAACCCGACGCAGTTCAGCCTGGTGCGGTGGTGGATACCGGAACTGTGCGGATACCAGGGAAAGGCCATCTACCTCGACTCCGATATGGTTATCCTGGATAACATTGCGAAGCTCTACAACATCCCGACGATAGACTTTCAGGCCCATCCCAATGAGAGTCGGGCCGTCCTGCGGACCCCGGACCCGAGCGTAATGCTCATCGACTGCGGTCACGAATTCACGCAGAATTGGAACGCCTGGGATATCCGCGATAAGGTGGATAGCGGAGAGATGCGATACCACGAGATGTGGGGCAGCACTAACTTTATGCCTCTCGAGGGCCTGGGCGAATTGCCCGAAGAGTGGAACCACCGCGACCACTACGAGGAGGGCGTAACGAAAAACCTGCACTACACTATGCTCAAGACGCAGCCCTGGAGGGTAACGCAGGTTCATCCCCTGGAGAAGATATGGGTGGACGAGTTGGTGGCAGCGTGCAAGGCGGGCGCGGTGAAACCATCGGACCTCGTAGCCTCGCCATTCTATGTTAACATTCGTGAGTGCCTGGCCCGATGCCAGCCTGCGTACCTGGAGGAGATAAGTGAAGAAATTACGAACGCCGGATGCCGAATTTGATATGCTCGAGGGCAAGGCCATCGGGGACTTCTCCGATGCCTTGACGCAGCACATCAGGGCCATCGCCTCCGCGAACCCGGAGAGGCGAGACCGCAGCCTGGATAAGCTGGCGGTGCTCTTTGGCGATATGATGGCGTGGGGTGACCTCCTCGGTCGTCGGCGGTCGGTCCTGGAGGCCGAGGCGGTGGAGAGTCGGGAGTCTGCGGAGGCCAAGATGTACTTTGCCGAGCGTCCGATGCAGACCTCTGCAAGGACCCCGCACCGGCTACCCTGGAGGCCCTACGATGTTCCCGGCCTGACGACGGTGAGTTTCCAACAGGCAGCGGAGGACCTTGCGACGCGGGTCCCGTCCCTCGCGGTTCCCAGGGGAAACGAACCCCTGTATATGGCGGTCCAGCGGATGTACCAAACCGAGCACGCCTTCGGCCTGGCCCGCGCAGCCGACCTCGCCCTGACGGGTCGCCTGGAAACGGCGATGCGGATGACGGCCACGACCCAGGAGGCCCTGGTGAGGTCTATGCAAGGGGGTCTGACGGGCAGTCAGTTTGAAACGGCGATGGCCGATATGCAGGGTTTTTCAGCCTCGTATTCTGAAGTCGTATTTCGCAATAATATGAAGCGAGCCTATACCCAGGGACGGGATGCCCAGGTCCAAGAGGACCCGGTGGTGGGCTATGTAATCCCGGCGAAAATGTATAGTGCCATCAATGACGACTCCGCACGCGGGAACCACCTGGCGTGCGACGGCATCGTGGCTCCGCACGACGCACCGATATGGAAGAGCCTGTCGATACCCTTGGGGCATAACTGCCGGTGCTCCTTCATCTCGATGTCGCGGGGGCAGTTAAAGAGGAAGGGCCTCCTGGACGAGAAAACAAGCATCGTGAAAACCCTCATCCCGCAGAAGTTCTACTCAGGCGTGCGGGACCCGGCGACCGGCAAAACGATGAAAGGAGGCCCAGACCCCGGTTTCGGTTCGGGGCCTGGACCTCAACCCTACTCCGGCCCGCCTGGACCACAGGCTCCTTCGGAGGCGTGGCAGGGCGTGGCCGACCGGCTCGGCGGTTAGGGCGAGCCTTTCTCCTTCCTCTTCTCGTCGTTGGTCTTGGGGTCGCCGTTGTTGAACCCGGTTTTACATTCGCAGCCCTTTTCGGTGTCCCCGCAGTCCTCGCAATGGCAATAGGGGCAGACCTCGTATCCCTGCCCCTCGAACTCCGTCTGCCAGGCGCACCCGCACGACTCGCAATTGTCACATTCGCAGTCCCCGCGAAGCTCTCCGC